CTGCTGGGGACAAGCCCATCACTGACGCGGCGCTAAGGAGATGCTGCAACAGCGATCTCCCCATGCTGACTGACGATGCGGATTCTGAGATTAAAGAAAGGTATCTGAGGTGGTCTAAGAGTTACGAGATTTTCGCTGGGATCGATTGGGGTGGGGGAGACGTAGCTTACACGGTATTGTGTCTAGGCAGTTATTTCGGAACCGACCGCTTCCGCTACTTCTACTTTAAGAGGTTTGTGGGGCAGGAGGCCGATCCTGTTTATCAGATCGACGTGATCTTGCGCATACTGACCAAGTACAACGTAAATATTATTGGGGCTGACTATGGGTTTGGTCATGTGCAGAACACAAAGATTTCTCAAGATCTAGTTAACCAAGCTTCTCTGGCTCGGTATTACTACTCCGCTAACCCGAAGAACCTCATCACCCTCAACCCTGGGGTGAACCGGTTTACGGTCCATCGTACGCAGATGATGGCCAACATGTTTAACATCATCAAGACAGCGTCGATTGACCTCCCTCGTTGGGAACAATTCAAGAGCTACGGGGAGGACATCCTTAACATCTTTAGCACTTATAACGAGAACCTTCGGATGATTGTCTACGACCACCCGCCGACGCAGCCCGACGACTCGTTCCACGCAATTTTGTATTGCTTCTTGGCTAGCTTTCTTCTGTATCCGAGAGAGGACTTGCTCGGGATTCCGAGTATTCCAACTGTAGACGTCTGAGTTCGTCCAGATCTTTTCCGGTGGCCTGGGGAGACGTCTTGATGTTGCGTATGATCTCCATGGGGTCGATCTCTTTGGACCGCTTGGATGTAAGCACGTCAAACCTGGAGCTGGCTGATACAGAGTAAGACTCCGTCTCTATCAAGATCAGAGCGCACTTGCGTATGTGCTGCTGCGTCAGTGCCAGGTCTAGGGCTATTTGCTGTAGGTCTAGGTTCTTCTTGTAGCTCCGCTTTTTCTTTACTAGAGCAGAGGCCTTTTCGCAGTAATCGAACATGCGCTTCCAGGGATGTGCGTCTCCGGTCAGCGCAGCTAAACGATGATACTCTGACTCTTGTAGGTAGATGACTGGGTCCAGCCACTGGCGTAGCTGGGTGACTGTAATGTTCGAGGGCACATCTCGGGACGCGCTATACAGGGCTTCTAATTCCTGGTCGCTGAACTCGACGTCTGCTGCAAGAAGGTCGTTGCGGTGCAAAAGAAAACGCATCTGAGCTTCTAGACGGTTCACCGTGTACTGCAGAGAAGCCACCTGTGCCATCAGCGATATCGGCTTGAAGCCCTCTTTTCTGACTTTCGCCAGGGACTCTACGGCTTTTTTGGGGAAGAAAGCCTGCCTTTTCACGGTCTTACAGGGAAGGAGACCCGCTGTCCGGTACCTGCGGACCGTTCTTTCGTCCACATCCAGGATGTCTGCAGCTTGTTGTGTGGTTAATTGTCTGTCCAACATTCCGCTCTCCTCGTTGACCGTACATTCGCGTACTTATATAATCTCTCTCATATGATAGACCCAAGCGCAAGACTTGATCCCAGGCAGCTGGAGGTGCTCGGAACTAGTGCAGCTATGCTACACTGTGATAAAGGCCTTCCTCTATCAGAGGCGGTCCGCGCTGTCGTATGTTCGATGAGTTTGACAGCCCATCACTTAAAGAGGATCCAGGAGTCCGCCAATGTCAAAGCCTACTTACTGGAGTACGACAGGAAAGACCCGCACACGAGCGATGGTACCTGGGTACGGTATGTGTCCTTCAGGCCAGCAATCTTCGAGGACATAATGGATATGCTGTCTGCAAAGCCGTCTCCTGGGCAGGAGGTACAAGTGGTAGACTCGCACGATTACGAGACAGAGCCAGAAGACTACAAGGTGGCTAGCATGGTTAGCTCTTTGCGGCTGCCAGATACGTTGGATAAGGTGGCTTCCGAGGAAAACACCATGCCCAAAGTGAGTCTGGACACTCTGTACAGCAAGCTGGGCTCGGCCATAGAGAGGATGAACAGCGAGATCCTCGATCTACAGGGACGCGCAGTCTCGGCAGAAAACGAGTTCATGGCGTTGAGTAAGCAGGCCGTAATGGCGGATTACTCTTTGGGGGATATACGGAAAGTGGCAGCGCCCAGGCCTACGTCGCATCTAGACAGGGTTCTCAACAAGCTGGCTCACAGCATGAAGAGCGTGTTCTGGACAGACGACCAGATCTTGGGGTCATTCGAGAAGGTGTCCGCTAAGAGGCCCACCCCAGAACACCCGATCACGTTGAAGTACGCTGAGTGGGTAGAGGCGCTCAACGACCTGGATACCGCGACCCGAACCAGGGACGTGCTGTCCCGCCGTAGAGAAGAGGTCCTTTCTTCGATTAGGGAGCTCAAGAATGGATGATATCAGCAGGAAGATGGCAGAGATCGGCGTAAGGCAGCTCGGCGGGAGGCCCAAGACGGCTACTCCTATCAAGCCGAAGGAGTTCGGCGTAACTCTTGCCTTGGGTGCGGGAGTCATCGGCGGAGCCATGGGTTTGGAGAAGTCTATTGAGGCGCTACACAATGTGGCTACGTACAAGAAGGACTACGAGAACATGCTGTCGTTTGCTCCTGAGATCAAGAACTACGACAAGGAGCAAGTGAAGGCGCGGTTCGACACTCTTAGGCGCTTCAACAGGAAGATGTCTAGCGATCCTTTGGTGTCTTCTAGCTGGGTAAAGCAGACCATCGAGTACCCGATAGTTACACCCGCCACGCTTAAGGATGTGATCAGCCCAGACCGCAGGCCCGTGGCAGAGTCCATGGCCAGGGCAATTCCCAAGGGCGTAGTTACCACGGAAGATTAAGTGATAGAGAAGCTGTTCCATAGCCTGGGTCATACCTACAAAGAGGACCCTATTCTTTTTCACTCCGGTAAGGAGCTGATCAAGCAAGCATCCAACCTACGGCCAGACGTAGAAAGCTTCGTCTCTAAGATCAGAGGAGACAACAACGAGCTTTGGATACTTGTGCACGCCATAGGGGCTGGAGAGATCTGGGGGCCCAACCGGAATGGAGATCTCACTCTTGAGAATGCTCTTAATACCCCGCCTCTTCAGTGGACAGGAAACCCGGAGCTGGACAGGGCCATCTCAGTCAAGCATCCGTTTGGCTGGCCTACTTACTACAACGCCCACGTATATGCCCATCACGTCAATAAGGACCCTAAGCGTAAGATAGGGGACGTGGCCTTTGTCTCGTGGGACCCTACGATGAAGAGGGTGGAACTGGTCCTGAGGCTGTATAGAGATCTGGCTGACAAGTTCGGAGGTAGCTGGGCCATTAAGCGCATGGACAGGGGAGATCCCATAGACGTGTCCATGGGAATGAGGGTCCCTTTCGACCTGTCAGAAGTCGAAACGGACTGGCCCAAGTACTACACGGCCTTGAAGACGTATGACCCTGCGATCCACAAGAGCCCGGGCCAGGCTGTACTCATGTACCACAGGAGGGACCCCATCCACGGTCTGGCCATAACTAGGAAGGACTACACCGATCTGGTTAGACACCGCATGGGAGAGATTCTGCCTGACGGCCAAAAGGTATGCGTCAGGAACACCTTTCCTCGGTTCTTCGACATCAGCGTAGTGATTGTAGGTGCGGAGCGTCCAGCTAAGCTTCTTTGGAAGATGGCCTCCAAGTGCGAAGTTGACGGAGTCAAGTGCGCCGGCCGGTGCAAGAAGGGGGACTGCGACCACCGTAGACCTCCTTCAGGGGCTCTGGTTTACGAAAGGGCTCAGAAAATGAACAAGACTGCCGGGGATAAGAAGAGTTCTTTCGCCAAGAGGAGCGACATCGATAAGAAGACACCTTCGGACTTCAACCCCAAGGCTGTGGCTGGAGTGACGGACGCAGAAGAGAAGCTCCCCCAGACTCTTCTAGATGCTATGTCCAGGCGCACAGCCCAAGAAGCTCTCAGCACGTCGGCACTCATGGGCATAAAGCTGAAACCTGAAGAATTTCAGCATGTTATACTGAAGATCATGGGTAAGGGAGACTTGGCTGATGATCTCAACAGAAAGGGCGTAGTTTTCGAGCCCACGGAAGAGGAAATCAAGACCCCTGATATATCCCACGACGACTTCAGCCCGGCATTGGCCAAGATGCTTAAGGCTTTCTTGCCTATGCGGTCGGGCTACGAGCCTTTCGTGAAGATCAGAGTCATCAAGATCGTCAAGAAGCCCAAGGCAGAATTGCAAGAATCCAGCGATCCCCTCTTGCAGAAAGTGTCGGCAGCATACAACGATTACTGCAAGAACTTAAAGCGTAACTTCATAAAAGAGAGCGCTCTAGCTATACACCAGAACGGAGAGCTACAGCAGGAATTGATGAAAGCCACGGGCTTGCAGAAGACCGCGGCGGTCATAGGACCTTATGCTGAGGCGTACTTGGGTTTGACGGCTTCTTAAGGTACTGATATTATTTACTCACCAGTTAAGCACTGAGGAGAAATCATGAGCGATCAGTTCGACGAGTACTACATGGGAAAGATTGGGGCTCACTCCTACTGGGATGAGTGGTCTACTCTCTCGGAGGGCTTCAACAACATCATGAAGGCTGCTCAGGGCGGCGGCCTACTTCCCGAGGGGTTCGGTAAGCAGGTAGGCGCTCTGGCCAAGAAGGTACCGGCCAAGGTGCCGAAGATGCCGGGAGTGGTGGAGAAGGGAATCGCAGCTGGCGGCAAGTACGTCCCGCAGCTGCCGACCAAGTGAGGTAGGATGTCTCCGGAATTTCAGCTGGGGTTCTATTCAGAGCTTATGAAGATCGCTCAGGAAATACAGACTGGGCCTCCTGTGATGAATACCCCTGCTGTCATGCCGAAGCCCTCACCCGCGGGTCCTACTGTACCCGCAGTAGCTAAGGTCCAGCGAGCAGGGACCAATGCAATGCAGCCTCCCTCTGGCACCGGAACAATGGGAATGGCAGGTGCGATGTGAAAGACGTATTTGCACAGTTCCAAAGACAGCTACTTTCCAGTGAATTCGGTGAGTTACGTAACCGACAGAAGGCAGAGTGGATGGCTAAAGTTTCAGCGTATGCCTACCATGACGAGAGGAAACAGATCTCCTCTCAGATATGGAAGCCTACAGCCGAACGGCTTCTGAAGAAGGCGCGGCTCGTGGCTGCAGGAAAAAGAGTCGAAGGACGGACAAAGAACCAACAATCTCAATTCGGAGGAGAATGAGATGAGTGAGATGGATCAGGCTCTGGCCGATATCTACGGTACGGGGCAAAGCTACCAAGAGAAGGTAGCAGCTCAGCAGGAGCAGGTAGCCGGCGAACTCCAGGAGATGGACAAGATGGCTGCCTTGGAGTCTTTCAAGGAAGCTGTAGCGTCCGAAGGTCTGGATGTAGACCAGTACTCTGACGAGCAGCTTGCGGGCCTCTTCAGCGAGTACTACGACCTGCACAAGCAGGCCAGTGCGGAAGGCGCAGCCGGTTCCGACGACGAGGATGAGCTCGTCAAGCGTGCGTGGGCAGAGGCTGACGACTATGGCCGTCAAGTGGCTCGTGCAGAGTTCATCGAGTTCGTCAAGGAATCCGCGGACTTCGGCAAGTTGATGAGGACTCTCGGCGGAGAGGGTGCGAAGCCCTATGCCGAGGCCATCAGCAAGCTGAAGAAGCAGGTGGCGAGCCCGACCCGAGGTCATCTGACTGGCAAGATGACCAAGCAGGAGGCTGAGAAGCTCAAGAATCTGCAGAAGGCACTCTTCAAGGAGCGGACCAAGCAGGTGGGCGTAGGCGCTGGTGCGGGCGCTGCCGGCCTGGCCGCTCCGGCTGTAGGGGCAGGGGCTGCGGGAGCTGGATACGCTGCGGGCAAGAAGGAGAAGAAGGCAAGCTTCCCGTTCCTGGAGGACGCCATCGAGAAGAGGGCGCTGCTTCTGGCAGTGAACTCCGGCTACGTCACCCCTCAGGGAGAGTCCAACGTCACCAAGGAGGGCCAGTTCGCGTCCGATCCCAACCAGTGGGCCGGACAGTACGACACCTCCGTGAAGACTGCATTCGACGAGCAAGTGCATGTGCTGGCACTGCAGCACTTGGAGGAGCTCGGATATCCCATCAACTGGGGTGGCGAGGAGTAGAATCATGAGTAACGCTGGCTACACTCTTGAAGCGCTGATCAAGGCGGGTCAGGAGCAGGCCATGGAGGAGAAGCGTCAAGAAGCTCCCGGCGAAGAGACCGACGAGGAAATGGAAAAGAAGGAGAAGGAGAAGAAGTCCAAGGAGGCTCCTTCTGATTCCGACGAAACCAAGACCGCGGCGGTACGTCAGCTGGCAGACGCTTTGGAGGCTACCGGAGAATATGTCGTCAAGGTCGGTGCTGATACCTCAATCGAGCCTGCACCTCTGCAGGAGGGTGGGCAGGTTCCGGTTCAGACCCCACCGACTGGCGAGCAGCCTCATCCGCAGCCGAATCCTCCCGCTGACCGAGATCCGGCCGCTGAGAAGACACTCGGACAGGGTGGCACGGTAGGTAACACCGAGCACCTTCCCCTGGCCGGGCAGACACAGCAGGAGCCGGGCAACTCCACCGCGATGGACACGGGTAAGACTTCTTCCGGGACTACGAAGAGCCAGCCAGTAGCTGCAGAGCAGGCCAAGGTTTCTTCCCTGGACGGAAGTTCGATCCGTCAATTCCTCAAGAGCGCTGCGATGCCCGAGGACACCCAGTCATTCCCGGCGGGAGAGCCTGCAGGGGCTGACTCGACAGCTTCCGGTGGTGAGGTAGGCTACACGGCCCCCACCGAGACGATGCCTCAGGTGTCAGGAGACGCTGCGACTACGCGGACGACCGCGCAGGAGGCAGAGAACGTCACGCAGAAGCCGGACCTCAATCCGCTTCTGCAGACGCAGCCGGAGAATCACTCCGCTAGTGGCGATGGTGCGCCGAACGTGGACTCTAAGCTAGGCGCTTACATCCGGCAGCGCCTTCAGGGAGGTGCGTGATGGACAAGATCGCTACAATTTCTGGACTGCTCAAGCACTCGTCCAAGGTCATGAACAAGCTGGCTGATGAGCGTGACTTCTACAAGCAGAAGTACCTGGAGCTCAGCAAGGAGGCCGACGTCAACGAGGTGCTGAGACTGATGCAAGAACGAGACCTGAACCCCGATGTCACTACGGACGCGCTACGGGACAGGTTGACAAAGCAGGCGGCCGAAGGACGGTTGGAGACCACCAAGGAGGCGGTTCTCATGTCAGGCCCCGGCAGCATCGTCACTCTTGGCGGTGCGGATGACATGACTGGGTCGGCTATGTCGTCAGACGTAAGCAAGGCCCAGCTTAACTCGATTCTTCTTGGAGGAGAGGACTAGTCATGGACAAGGATTTCAAGGTAATTAAGCCCGACTGGTCGCGCATCTGGCCAGCCTCTTACGAGGTTGCCGATGCGTCAATGGTCGATCCGGAGGACGCAACCCGGGTCATCCAGGGCGAGTGGGTAGAAATGGACTCTGACATGAAGGTGAAGCGTTGCGCCGATGAAGAGGTTCTTCATTGGCCCAAGGTGGATCTCGATGGTCAGACCGACGTGCAAGCTACTGAGATGGTCTCGGTCATCCAGTTCGGCAATTTCATGGTGGACACCGCGGTGTTCGATTCTGCAACGCTGACTACTCTCGGACAGCCTTTCATGATCGACGCCGTCAACTTCGCTCCGGGGCCCAACCCCCGTGGGATCCCTACGCTGTGGGCTTCGTGGCCTGACGTTCTCGTCGGGTACGTGGTGAAGGCACCCGCCAGCAACCGAATCGTCCTCGCGACGGTGTGCTTCTAGGAGGTGTGGCATGACGACTGGTGCAGACATCACAGTACAGAGATTCGTTCAGATGATGGACATGGACGGGAACCGGGAGAAGGTCGCGCAGGGCACCGCGAACTACATTCGCGACAAGCTGCGTGAGGACTCCTTCCTCGCCCAGATCATCCCGCCTGAGGATGTGACCCCGGACGACTGCCAGGTCTCTACTCGTCACGATACCCTCGTGAAGATCGTAGAGGTCGAGCAGGAGCAGAGCCCCGCGATGCGCATCACCTTCCGTGGTGGTGGAGACGCGGAGTTCATCCGGGCTCCCCGGGTGGCGGTGCCGTTCTACCCGATCATGAGCCCCATGTTCGAGAAGACGGAGCAGGAGCTTCTGGCCTACCAGATGCCTCTGACCAAGCTCGTGGAGGACAACGCGATCAAGGACATCGAGTTGATCCAGGACTACGTCTTCCTGCAGCACATCGAGGCTGCGGTACAGGCGATGCAGACCTGGGCCAACGGCGGTGTTGCGACCGCGCTGGCTACCTCCGATCTTCCTCCGACTGGGGCGACCGTGGAGCGGTCGATCAACAAGGGTGAAGGTGCCAGGAACTCCACGACGGATGACCTGATCGTTCACCCGATCATCCGCCCGGACTTCCCGCGGATCATGAAGATCCTCAACACGACCGAGCGTCTGCCGAGGACCCTTCTTCTGACCAAGGCAGACTACACGGACGTGCTGCAGTGGAGCATCACGGAGCTCGGCAACAAGTGGACCGAGGACACCCTGCAGAACGGTCTGGCGCTCAACATGCTCTTCGGAATGAAGGTCGTGCAGAGCCTCAAGATCAAGGTTCTTCGACAGGGCAACGTCTACGCGTTCACGGAGCCGGACTTCCTGGGCAAGTTCTTCGTGCTCAACAAGATCAAGT